CTTTTTTTACTGCCTCTTCGTCTTTTCCAGCAACGATCGCTACATTTTTGATTGTTTCTTCAAGCGTTGCTGTCTTTGTTTCTGACCCTTTCTTTAAATTATCAAGCAATAATTTTGCAACTTCAGCGTCGCCTTTTGCTAGTTCGTTTGCTTTATCAAGAGCCTCTTTTGACGACCACCCATTTTTTGTAGCAGTATCAACTAAATCGTATAATGCTTTCTTTTCAATTTTTGTTGTTTTGCTTAAATTATCAACAACAAAATCTATTGCTTCTACTGATCCTTCAACCTTATCAGCTGCCGCCTCTGTTGTTTTTCCAGAAAGCTTTGGATCTATTTCGGCTGCCTGTAAATGAGAAATTACTTTTTTAGAAAGCTCGGCGTTTCCTTTGGTTATGGTATTCGCTTTTTCTAATGTTTCTTTTGAATTCGCTCCGGATTTTTTTATAGTATTTGCTAAGTCTTCAATAGAAGATTTTTCGGCTCCGGTTATTTTTACAACATTATCTATTGTGCTATCTAAAGAAACAAGATCTTTTCCGGTTATACTTGCCACGTTTTTAACGGTTTCATCAAGCGACGCGGTTTTTATAGCAGAACCAGCCTTTAAATTATCGAGCAATACTTTTGAAATATTTGCGTCATTCTTTGCTAATTTATTCGCTTTTTCTAGTACTTCCTGGGATTCCCATCCCTTTTCGTTTGCAGTCTTTACAAGATCTATAAGCGCTGCTTTTTCTATTCCAGTCGCTTTATTTAAATTACCTATAACCCAATCTATTGCTTCAACAGAACCACTTACGGTATCCCCAGCTGCATTATTTAATTTTTTAGACTCCTCAACAAGCTGGGCGGCTTGTAAATGCTGAGATATCTTTTTTGCCATCTCGGCATTTCCATTAGTTATTTTATTTACTTTTTCTAATACTTCTTTGGATTCCCATCCACTTTCTTTTGCTGTTTTTACAAGATCTTCAATCGATTCTTTTCCATATATAGCAAGTTTTGCTGCCGAATCGATAGACTTTGCAAGAGCATCGGTGCTTGATTTTGACCCAGCTTTTAAATTATCAAGTATTCTTTTCGAAAGCTCGGCATTACCTTTTGTTAATTCGTTAGCTTTATTTAATACTTCCTGCGATTCCCATCCTTTTTCGTTTGCAGTTTTAACTAAATCTTTAAGAGCATCTTTTTCTATTCCGGTAACTTTGTGCAAATTATCAATTACATCCGATAACTCTTCCGTTGATTCTTTAACTGTTTTCGCTGCTTTTCCCGATGCTTTTGACGCGCCAGAAGATGCTTTCTTTGCCGCACGTCCCGCTTTACCAGACGATGCACCTAGTTCATCAATACTCCCAGATAAATTACCGATACTTGACGCTACTTTATTTACATTTTCTGATTCCTCTTCGGCTAATACACCATGCTTTTCTAAGATTCCTTTAACGGCTTTGCCTGCTTTAGAAGAATCTCCAACTAAATTAAGTAACGCATTTCCTACTTTATCTACACCTTTAGAAACTACGCTACTTTGTTTTATTGTTTTGCCACTAAATATTCCACCAAGAGCGCCTTTTATACTTGAAACGGCTCCTGTAACTCCGTCAGTTATACTACTTAAAATATTTCCTATTGGTTTTGTTATAAAACCTATTAGCCTTAAAAGACCGGATATTGCGTCCGCTATCATACCTATTCCACTTGTAACAAATGTAAAAAATGGTTTAAGTATGTTTTTAAGATTATTTATTACTGGTATTACTGAAACCAGTATCTGTCTTGCGCTTTCCATAACAGGTGTCCAAAACATTTCACCTATTCTAGAAAGAGCGGCCTGTGTATTAGCAAGGGCGCCAACAAAAGTTTTATTAGCATCTTTGGCGTGTTCTCCGAAAGCATAATCCATTGCGTTTGCAAAGGTTTGAAAATCTATTTCTCCGGCTTTTGCCATTTCGCTAACTGAATCTTCGGTGGCACTCGCTAAACCTTGTACTTCCTCTAAATACCTTGCAACTGCTGCTTTAGCGTTCAAGCCCCTCAATGATATACGCCTGAACTCTCCGGACATAGCTCTTCCTTGACCCGCTATTGCCGCATATATTTCTCCTATTTCGGAATATGAGGCACCTGTCATGGCGGCCACGCCAGAAATACCTCTAAGAGCAGCTCGCATATTATCGCCTATTTCAACTCCAGAAGCGCTAAGTTGAGCTGCAACTTTTGATGCTTCGTCTAATCCATAAGCGGTATCTTTTACGCCATAATCTATATCTTTAAAAATACTATCCGTTGTCTGGCCAAGGGCTTTTTCTTCCTCAGTCAAATGCTCCATGGATATTATTACACCGTCTACTTCTTCTTTCCAGTTTTCTATACCCTGACCGGCCAATAAGAATTGGGCTTGAGCTAAATTCTGAGCTCTTTGAAAACCTCCGCTAAATATTTGTTTTATCGGATCCATTAAGGCGCCGAGTGCGCCTGTTGCCACATTCATTGCGGCATCGGATATTTTATGTATAGCCGACATTCCGACTATACCTAACGTGTCAAATCTATCTGCCAACTTTTGTACATTATCATTTATTGATTCTAGATCTATTTCTTTTAAAGAATCTTCTAGATCCTTAAATTTTTCGCTATCTTCAGGAAGTTTGTTTATTTTTTCAGACAAATCATCTAATGTTTTAAGCGAAGTTTTAACGCCTTTTTCGAATTCCTCGTTGTCAAATTTTAATTGAACAACTCTCGAATCTATTGTTTCACTCATAGACGATTTACCTCCTCAATAATATCTTTTACTATCTGATCCATCACAGGTTTAATTGCAGGATTTATAAAATCTTTTCCTTCTACAAATGTTCCGGATGCTGTACCATGACCATACTGAACTAAAAAGGCAACCGAATATCCATTTTCTATATCTGAATTATGCCATTCTAGTATCTTATTTCCTTTTTTGTCTTTTTCTATTTTATATGACCAAGATTCTGCCAATAAACCGCTATCGGTAGGCGATGCTTTAATTAACGCGTCTACTCCCATCTGACCGTATTTTTTTAAAACATCGTCGACTGTAATCTTGGTAAGTGCTTTTAAAAACTTATCAGTATCAGACCATTTACCTTTGTTGCTTATTGACAGATTCATATTTTTATCCCTTCGTATGTCTAGCGGCTCTTCTCGCTGCGTTCAATTGAGCATATTCTTTTGCAAGTTGGGCCGACGGCTTCTTTTCTTGTTTTGTTTCTTTTAATGCACACACTTTAATAAGTGTTAATAATTGTTCTAAATGCCATTTCTGACATTCAAACGGTATTCCAAAATATATCATATAATAATATATGACTTCTGCGGTTAATATTTCACCTGGTGAAATTCCATATTTTCTAATACCCGGCTTTGACGATTCTTTTACTTTTGTAGCTGTATGTGGATCCTTTATATAATCTGTGACCATTTTGAATTCTTTATCGGTCAGTGCTTTATATATTTCTGGATCAACCTTTGCTGGTGACACGGTCATGCATTTTATATAATCAAGACTCTGTTCCGGCGTAAGAGATTCATTTCCAACGAAATGAATATGCCATTTAGACTCCCATTTTTTAACAGATAATAAAGAATGCTCTAATTGAAGAGTTACTTCTGGCATGTATCGGAAAGTAATTGAACCGTCTGGTTCTTCTACGGCAAACTCTCTTGCCGGAACAGTTATAGTCAGCATATTATCACCCTTCGTTTAATAATTTAAGATTTGCATTTACATCGGTTATATCTATGTTCTGTTTCTTTGCTTCTTCAATAAGCTGTTTCGGAATTATTCCGTTAACAAACTTAACGGCTGCACTTGAATCAGACGCAAGTTTTGTAAATAACTCTGAATACGCTTCTGTTTCTGAAAAAGCTTTTGACAGCTCTTCGGATTTTATGAAACGTTTACCGTCGTCGCTTTTTACACCATATGAACCAAGTATGAGACGCTTAAACACCTTTATAATAGACGGGGTGTCTTTTGCCTCTACTATTTTTCTTATTTCGTTTTCCAATCCTCCTATAGTAGATAATTCCATCTCTACAAGTTCTGCTTTTGTCAAATTAAAGTAAAACTTTTCTGTCCTTTCGACGTCATTATAGTCCGTATATGTTATTTCTTCGATATGCATGGTTGTCTCCTTTCTAAAAAGAAAAAAAGAGGGAGACCATAATTGTCTCCCTCTAGTTACAGTGTTGATCAAGCGCTAAGTATTTCTATCACGGCATCGGGCATCGGCAGGTGAGGTTCAACTGCCTCGACTACAGGATCTACCGAGGCGGTTACTCCATAAAGAGCATCCTCGATCGCCTTCAGCTTTGCTGCAGGTGTATAATGTGAATTGATCGTAAGAAGAGCAGTAGACTTCTTTCCGGAAACCTCAACAGGGGTGGTTGAAAGAGTCCAGCTCATGCTAATGGCTTCAGGGCTATCGTTAATGCTAGTGTATCCCCTCTCTGAAGGAGCAGCAGTAGCATTATAAACAAGGTGAAGTAAATAACCCCAGTCGTTTGACACAAGATCGTTGCCTATAACGGTACGATAAGAAAGACCAAATGCTTTCCTGGTCTGCTGACCAACAACAACTGAAGGACCGGCAGTTCCGGTTTCTCCTTCGGGAAGAGTACCAGCAACAGCAACTGCCTCGCCGTTACATTCCCTAAATTCATCGGGATATGTATAGGCTTCGATCGTTGCGCCAAACTCTTCCGCGGAGATCAGGTTGAGATACTTTATGTTATCGGCATACAGAGGAGAAGCATCAGCCCCTGAGGGTGACTCGCTAACAGAGGTAACACCATTCCAGGCTACACCATTTCTATAATTTGTCTTATAACTAGGATCGCTAATTTCCAGAGGGGTTTTGTTGTAGGGATACAGAACAACGCGATCAATACCTGTTTCATAGTAATGCTTACCCTGTTCATCCCATACGATTCTCTTTATCTCGGGCATAGTTTTTACTCCTTTCTATTACCTATTGCAGCAGCTATTGCCGCAATTACAAAACGGGTTACTACCTGCATTATACGCAAACGAATCCGGGTATCTAACTACTCCGCACATTGCCTGCTGGAGCTGAAGATAGTTAATCTGATTCTGCATATCTGCCATCCTGTTACCAGTAATCGCATCAAGCACCTTCTGCGTCTGCGCAGTTGTGTTGGCATTTATTTCCGCGGCCTTAGACTCAATGAGTCTCATAGTCTGACCACAGCAATTACTGAGGTTTCCAGATATCGCGGTCTGACCTGCCATTATCTGACCGAGTTCCATCTGGAGCTGATTTTCGATATCCTTGGAAACAGCAATATTCTGAGTTACTGCATTGTTTATGGCGCCAAGGATGTCTCTATTCTGAGACTGAAGATCATTAAAATTAAACCCGTTCTGAACAAAATCCTGGGTCGCATACTGAGGCTGGTATCCACGATTTCCGAAGAAACCATTTCCTCCGCAGAGGATCATTATTGCAACAAGCCACATAAGTCCGTTGTCGCCCCAATCTCCATTATTTCGCATCGCCAGAACGTCACTTGCTGAAAGACCACTTTCACTCATGATTATTTCCTCCATTTTGAATTTTTACCATCTATTACTCTTTAGGGGAGAAATAATCTCATCGGGATCGACCCCTTTACGCTTGGCCATGGCGTAAAAAGCATCTTTTAGGCTACCCCCATTCTGTCCCATGAAATCCATAACTTCCTTAAATTCTGGATCGGCAGCCGCATAATAATCTATTAACGATCTAGGATTTTTAGAATTCTTTATCGTCTGATAGATTTCCTTTACTTGCTCCAGGTTGGGCACCGGTGATAGGGCGTTGTTTTTGTTTAATTGCTGGAGCACCGGATTTGGATACATTGAGTCCATCTATTCTCCTTTCAATTGCATCTATTCTGTCTATGAGCAAATCCAATTTATTGTTATACGTGCTTTGAACTTCATCGACTGTTGTTTCTTCAGAAATCGGAGAAAGGTTATAGCCGTTTAAAACCGCACGCCCGTTTGGATCCGAGGTCTTTATCCATAATATTGGGGCTGTCTCATCTAGAAATATACCCGTCATATTAGGATTTAACTGAGAATTTATAGCTCCGTTTTTACCTCTTACTCTTCCACATATTAGATTTTGTTGCGGCTGATAACTAGCAATTGTATTATCTTGCCTCTCACCGTATCCATACGGATACATCATAGGAGGCTGATTATACCCAAAATTATAATTCCAGTTCATTGTTGTCTCCTTTCAGCATATAGTTTATTCTTTACGACTAACTCTTAATATTTGATCTTCATTGACATCAACCAGAAAGTCTATTAAATAGTCGTCTTTTGTATTTTCATTTGTCTTTAAAGAAAGTAACATACCATGAAGTTCCTTTGCATGCCCTAACTCCTGATTAGCCATTTCTGTATACTTTTTATACATTTCCTGGTTATCTTTTTTCCATTTATTGGCGCAATTAAAATATTCTTCTGCTCCAGAAACTTCATCCATGATTTGGTATTCTAATTTCTTTATTTTTTCATACATTGTAGCCACCTCAACAAATCTTATCGACAACTATATTTACATATCCTATTCCCTCTATGGATCCATTAATAACATTTATTATAGTCGGGATCGAACACGGGCAAGGACTATTCGGTTCTGCCTGTATTGTCGTCTCAAAAGAAAAATTAGTTGTCGATCCTTCAACAGCTGTAAAGCTAACCTGTCCTCCGGGATCTGGAACACCATTTCTGTATAACTGTATTTTATTCAATCCAGCAGCAGAAGCCAGCATTGAACCATTTACCGTAACTTTATAAAGTCCGCATTCGTTAAAAACAATGGTTGATACTCCTTGTAACGACGAACTCTTTCCTTTTAAGGTCTTTATGTTGTTAAATGCTATTGGTGACTGCGCGTCGAATGGTACATTTTCTGAATATGCCTGCAGCATTGTCTTTGTCCCTCCTTAATAGTATAAGGTAAATACATCATGATGTAGATTATCAGAAATATAGTGCTGATCATGTTGACACATTGGAAATCTATGAAGTATTTTTTGAGGAATATCTGTACTTAATGCAGGCTTTTTTGTTATATAATAAATAGTATATCTATTATCGGCTTTGTATAAAACATTACTAGCTCTTCTAGTTGCTGTAGAATTATAATCATATCTTATACAAGGATAATTTATCTTTTTAGATTCCGGAGGTTGAAAATATACATTCGATGATCCTAGTATATCCTCTAACTCCGCCTGTAATTGATCTCTATTACCCATCTTCTTCGTCCTCTAAATCATTATCCGATCCTTCTTCATTATATAACCCACCAAGTGTCAATATTAATCTTGGATATTGCACGGTTATATCTGATATCTCCCATTTGTTCCCAAGATACTTTATGTATTTCATTTTAATGAAGTTAAGATTGGCATAAGGATCGGATAATATGGATATCTGATTGCTTATACTAAGATTATCAATTGCCGTGTTTCCATTATCATATCTTCTATTTAATCTAAGAACCTCTCCATAATAAGGTCGATCTACTATTTTTTCTTCCCATATTCCACGAGAAGTTTCAACAGATTCCATAAATCCGATTATCCCATGCCATTTCATATCTTTTTACTCCATTTTGAATTTACGAACGTACTGTCGATTCGATTGCAATTGCAGAGTAAGGAACCGTAAGCGCTCCGCTGCAACGTGTCTCGATCAGGTACTTCTGCTGGTTGTAATCAATGTCGAAATCATCAAACATCGAAATTGCTCCGCCCTTATCTGCTCCAACGGTATAATCAGACAGATTTACTATTATTCCTTCGAGGGTCTTGGTTGTTCCGCTCTCAACCCTTGTAAGATTCTCCATAATCTGAACAGTTATTATTCTAGAAACACGCATAGCAGACGCAACTTCGCCCTCGGTCTTATACAGCCTGTGGCCCATGTTATCTTCAAGAAGAAGCATATTTGTGAGGTTGTCTTCGGTCGTAAACAGAACCGGGTTGCCAGATCCACGATAATTCTTCCTGGACTTAACAGCAGCCTTGATCAGAGCCTTTGCCTTATCATCATCGGTAAACTGAGGGTCGAAGGTCACAAGAGCCTTAATCGTGAAGAGATCGTCATCAGTCCAAATGGGGCGGATATTAGACTCGTTAATCTTGTCATTAGAAGATCCGAGCCTTCCATCACCAAACAGAATAGCACGGGCAATTTCCTCATCGAGCATAAGCCTCATCTCGGCCCTGATCCATGCGATTACGTCAAAGTCTGTAATGTCAATGACATCATCTCTGTCCATCTTCTGTTTCTTATAAATGGTCGTAGGGGTTGTTATTCTCTTAAGCAGGGTGAAGACTTCCTCACTCTTTCTATTTCCCTTGAGGTAACCCTTAGCACGAGCTTCATCCATTGTTATGTCAGCGAACATGCTTTTCAGTCTGCTGAAAGGGGTATGCTTTGTCCCAGACATTACTGTTGATACCCAGTCTGTTTTCCTACGGATCCAAGCTGGGGGATTATTAAGAGATCTTGCTTCCGGGAAGAGGAAGGATGGCTCAGTCACAAAATAATCCTGAGCGCCTTCGTCGCCTATCTGAAGCGACCTGGTAATTCCGGCAGAAGCGTCATCATGAACAAGAACGTCATCAACCCCCATGTCCTCAGAATGTGCAAGGAACGATTCTTTAAGCGACCCAAATCTCTTCATATCATCAATTATAACACCCTGATCTTCATATGTCAGGCCACCATGCTGCAGATATTCTTCATCCGGATCAAAAATGTTGTGCTTCATCTCTTCCTCCTCAATAGCACTGTCAAGAACTGAATCAAGTACAGTAAGCTGATCTTCATCCATTGTGTCAATAACATCTCCAACTGTTACGTCATCATCATAATCGTATTCATCATAATCATCATAGTCGTCTTCATCATATTCATCGACATCGTCTACATAATCATCATCTTCGTATTCATCGATATCATCTACATAATCATCATCTTCGTATCCATCGATATCGTCGATATCTTCATACTCTTCGTATTCGTCGTACATGTCTTCTCCTTCCTCATAATCATCATTGTCGCCATGCATAAAATAATCAATAGTGTCATCATCATTAAATATAACCGCTTCATCCTCGGATTCTACACCATGTGCAAATGCACTATCTATATATGCTCCGGGATTTGCTCCAGCCAAAACTATAGACACTTCTCTTATCATACCATGAAGAACGTCCCCACCATTTTGAGTTAAATTATTTGCAAATATTGATAGAGCCGTTATGTCTTTATTCCCAACGATTTCTCTTGCGTTTCTTCCTTGGGTTGTGTCATTTAATTTGCAAAAGGCGTACATGCCTTCGTCTTCCTTCTTAAGTAATGCATGACCCAAAACATTAAGTGGTGAGTTATGATCATGATTCCAAAGAAGGGGAACTGTTATCCCGTCGCAATCGTCAAATGCTCCGGGACGGATTGTTCGGCCATCGGCACAACGTATGTTAAACTTCGTTGCCCAACCACCAAAATCATACATTTCTCTTGGCATTTTTTATTCCTCCTACAGTGGTTCTGTTGATCCATCTGCATATTCGATTTGTTGTCCGCCTTCCGCTCCTTGCATACCCATACCTGGCTGATTTGGCTGACTAATATTACTATTAAGCAACTCGTCTGCTTTTGGATCTTCAGAAGGTTTCATACCAATAATTTGTCTAAATTCATTCTTAGACATAATCTCATTACGAGTAAATTTATCCGCAAGTTCCGCGACATCTCCAACAGGTGCGAGACGGAACGGATCCTTAAAGAACATTATAGATTGCTTCTGGGTTCTAGCAGTTTTTGTTAAAAACTTTCTTTTCATTTCATCCGTTATTGCTGAAAGTATTGGTTCTATTACTCTATTATTATAGTTAAGCATTTCTTTTTCGTCTGCTTCCCCGCTTAATATTTTTTCCGTTATGCCCAATTGACTGTATAGCATTTTTGTAAAATACTCAACTTCTTCCATCATATGATTGTCGATAGCTCTATTTAATTGTGTAACTTTTTCCGTTCCATCAGTGTAGGCTATACCATATTTTGAGCTTTGAAGCTGCATCTCTATGTCTTTTCTTCTCTGCTCAGCTTGTTTTCGCCTTGCTTCTGTTTTTATGATGTACGGAAGTTGAACAATCATATCGAGCTTACCTGTTGAGTTATTATCATCTATTGTGTCAAGAAGATTTAATTTTCTTATTAGTCGTCTAAGGGTTGATGAAGCCTCATTCATTACTGAATAAAACGGATTTTCAACTATAGCGACTACTTTTTTTGGCAAAATTATTTCTTCTCTTCTGCCTTTTTTATCGTTATATAATTTTATCCTTACATGATCAGGATACCATGCTAGTATAGATCCGGTTCTCATTGAAATTATGTCATATGATCCTGTTATCGGATTACTTGTTGTATCAACCGGAACTATAGCTACGCATCCTTCATCAAGCATAGACATAACGACATCTTGCATAAATGCTCTACTGCTCTGATCTTTATTAGCTTCAAGAGTTAAACAATTATTTAGACCGTCTTCTATTTCTTCTAAAAAACGATCATTTTCATCTAGCCTAACATGTTGTATTGTCACTCCAGAAACGTCTAACGCTATCCTGTTATAAATAGGATTTATAATAGTTCGCTCTTTACCTGGGCTAAACCGAGTTCTATCAGGTCTTATAGACGATGCGTATCCGTCTATTTGCATCCTTATAGTCGGATCTCTACCCAAAAAAGCATTCCATCCAGCTTTTACTTGTTCTAGTAATCCCACGATTACCTCCTTATCGTCTAAAGCCACTAAATGAATATCCGCTGACGGAAGAAACTTTTGATATCGCCGAGGATACAATAGAATTGGCTTTAGCTTCGGCTCCAGAAAGTTTATTCTGTACATCAGACATTGATGTGCCTTTAACGGATTCTATTTTTTCGGATGCTTTATCTTTGACTTTTCCAATAAATTCATCCGGATCCTTTATTGTTTCAGCAACAGTATTTATTTTACTTTTTATATCGCCAGCGTATTTATCGATTTCAGAAGTAACATCCATTCCCAAATCGACATTGCCTATATCTAATCCAGATGTTTGATCATTAAATTGCGATTGCATTTCCGATAAAGACTTTTCTATTTCTGATGTATCGAATCCGGATTTTTTTAATTCCGATAAATCAATGTTACTTGATATATCTAAATTTTCAATCTTTAAATCAGAATTTGGCATGTCAATATTTACGGGATCCATTTTGATTTCTTCTTTTATAGACGAAACGCCGCTATCTATTTTTTCGTTTATTTTCGTTTGTACAGTATTAACTACTTCTTTTACGAGTTCCATTTTGATTAGTCTCCTTTATTCAAATGCTTCTTGATTATTCTTATACGCTATAAAAGCATCCATGGTTGCAGCAACAGGATCTATTTTTGCTTCATATCTCCGTTTTAATAGTTTTCTGTTACCATTAGTATCTTCTATTGTTATGCAGTTGCCCATAGCAAACTGCATTATTCCTTCGTCAAATACCAAGATCCTTTCTTCTGCTAATTTTTTTAATTCTCCCAATGGTACAGATTCGGTCTTAACACCCTGTATGACTTTTTCTATACCAAATGGTCCATTTTCTTGGGCCCATCTTTCTACAAATTCTTTAGCATTATAAGGATCATAACCAAAACAACGAACATCGTATTCTTTTTCTGTTATAAATTTGTCTAACTCTTCGTATATTTCCATCATATCCAGAATTGTTCCATCCATAACCACA